GAACTTGATGAAATCAAATCTTTACTTAGGGAGTTAGTAAATGGCTAATCAAACCATAGTATTTGATCCAACTGCAGGAGTTCCTGTTGGTGCAAATTTAACAATATATGGTGGTTCAGCACTAGCTGCTGATTTTAATATAGTTGATACTGCAAGCACCGCATATGATTTAAGTGGATTTACTGGATCATCTCAGATGGCAAAAAGTGTATCTGTCGGAGCAACTTTAGGTTCTCAAGCAACTTTTACTGTAGGATTTACTAGTGCTGCTGATGGAAAGATAAGAGTGTCATATGGTGCTACTCAGACTGGAGCATTGACTGAAGGAAGATATGTATATAATGTTTTGATAAGTACAGGATCTACTGTATACAATATTATAAATGGTAATGTATATGTGTATGCTGGAATATCCTCGTCACCGGGGTCTGTTTAACTAAATATGGTTAGAGGTATAGTATAAATGGCACAACCAACCAGTAGATCAGAATTAATTGAATACTGTAAGAGACAATTAGGTGCTCCTGTATTGGAAATCAACGTTGCTGATGAACAGTGCGGAGATGTAATAGATGATGCCTTACAATACTTTTACGAGAGACATTATGATGGTGTCTTACAGACATATTTGAAATATAAAGTTACGCAAGATGATATAGACAGAGGAACAGCATCAGTTAAGGCTGGATCGAGTAATACTTTAGGAATAACAACAACATCAACTGAAGCAACAATAGTTGGTGCTGGTGTTACTTTTAATTTTTATGAGAATAGTAATTATATTCAGATGGATCCTGCGATAATAGGAATCAATAAAATTTTTAGATATGATGGTAGTCAAACAACTACCAGCAACATGTTTAGTGTTAAATATCAGATGTTTTTGAATGATATTTACTCATATGGTTCCATGGAACTTTTAACATATAATATGACTAAAACTTATTTGTCTGATTTAGATTTTATGTTAAATACCGAAAAACAAATAAGATTTAATCAAAGAATGGATAGGTTGTATCTAGATGTTGACTTTAATTCATTGACTGAAAATGATTTTCTAATTATAGATTGTTATAGGTTAGTAGATCCTAATGATTATACACGAGTTTATAATGATCATTTTTTAAAGAAATATGCAACCGCACTTCTAAAGAGACAGTGGGGTCAAAACTTAATGAAGTTCCAAGGAGTAAAACTTCCCGGTGGAATAGAACTTAATGGTAGACAAATATATGACGATGCAATTAACGATTTAACAGTTATCAGAGAACAAATGTCAAATACCTATGAGATTCCACCTTTAGATCTGATAGGTTAATATTATGGCACTTAATCCATACTTCACTCAAGGGACAACTGGGGAACAAAATCTTGTTCAAGATCTAATCAACGAACAGTTGAAGATGTATGGTGTTGACATATTTTATTTGCCTAGAAAATATTTAACTACAAATAGTGTAATTAGAGAGGTTGTTCAATCTAAATTTGATGTAGCATATCCACTTGAGGCATATGTAGATAACTATGATGAGTATTCTGGAGGAGGTAATTTACTCTCTAAATTTGGAATACAATCTCAAGATGAAGTTAGACTTATCATATCAAGAGAAAGATTTGAAAATTATATAACACCTCTAATTCAAAATCAGGATGATATTAAATTATCCACTCGACCAAAAAGTGGTGATTTAATTTGGTTCCCATTAGATGATCGTGTCTATGAAATAAAAGACATTGAATATGCAAAACCATATTATCAACTTCAAGATCTTTATGTGTATGAGTTATATTGTGAACTCTTCCGTTACGAAGATGAAGTCATTGCAACTGGTATTGATGAGATTGATGACAATCTTGTTGGTGATGATACTGACGGAACAACTGAGGATGGTATTAATACAATTCAAGGGCCAACTCAAACTCTTACAATGGTTGGTACTGGTGTAACTGCTGCTGCATACACAAGTGTCATACTACAAGGTGGTTTAAGAACTATCACACTTACAAACAGAGGTGGTGGATATAGTGAAAATCCAACAGTTGCTATCAGTTCTGCTCCAACTACAAATAATATTATTCCATATCAAACAGGTATCGCAACTGTAAGAACTATTGGTGGAATCGCATATTGTAATAAGAATGTAAGTTCCAATCTTGTTTCAATTCAGTCAGTTCCGATTACCAATCCCGGTGCAGGATATACTCAAGGCCCCGGAATCAGATTTTTTGGTGGTGGATCAGATGGAGCAGGAGCAGCTGCTACTTCATTCACTGGTGATGGAACACTGGGTGTTGTAACATTTACTAATCACGGTGGTGGATTTACAACTAATCCAACAGTCACCATTTCTGGCCCAACTGGTGTTGGTACAACTGCTACTGCTATTGCAGAAATCAACAATGCTGGTATTGTAACCTTCTTTGGATTTACTAACGCTGGTTCTGGATATACTACATCTGATGTAGTTAATATTACATTCTCAGAACCTTCTCTAACGTCCACAGGAACGTTTGTATTCAACGAAATCATAACAGGTCAGACAAGTGGTGTCACAGCAAGAGTTAGGACTTGGAATGGCACTACGAACATACTGGAGGTTGCCTCTGTTACTGGAGATTTCAGAGTTGGAGAGACAATAACAGGAGGAACATCAGGTGCCTCTCGTGTCTTGAGACTGCGTGATATTGAACCAGATAACGTAGAATTTGCTGATAATTTCACTATTGAAACCGAAGCAGATGCGATTATTGACTTCAGTGAACAAAATCCATTTGGAACTCCCTAAATAAAATGTCAGGTCTATAACCATGTTTGAATATTTTTATAACGAAATACTGAGAAGAACCATTATATCATTTGGTACGCTTTTCAATACTATTACCATTAAGAATGAAGGTTCTCAAGTCAGAGTTCCTTTAGCATACGGGCCTATTCAAAAGTTTTTAGCAAGAATAGAGCAAAGTCCAGATCTTAATAAACCAATGGCAATCACATTGCCAAGGATGTCATTTGAGTACACTGGAATGACATATGATCCTACAAGAAAATTAACACAGACACAACAGATAGTTGTAAAGAATCCAGCAGACGGAACAGACATAAAGAAACAATTTGTTCCAGTTCCTTATAACATGCAGTTTGAATTAGGAATCATGTGCAAATTAAATGATGATGCGTTGCAGATCGTAGAGCAAATACTTCCATTTTTTCAACCAGCATATAATATAACAGTAGAATTAGTTTCAGATATAAAAGAAAAAAGAGATGTTCCTGTAGTTCTTGAAAGTGTTACCATGCAAGATGATTATGAAGGAGATTTTACTTCAAGAAGAGTTTTGTTATATACATTAAGGTTTACTGCTAAGACATATCTATTTGGCCCTGTTCAATCTGCAAGCAAAGATATCATCAAAAAAGCAACAGTCAATTATATTGCTGGTGGTGCAAATGCAACAGAAAGAGATGTTACATACTCTGTTACACCAAGAGCAATTAAAGATTACACTGGTGATGTTCTTACAAATATTGCACAAGATATTACTGCAACTGCTAAAACAATTCAAGTTGCCGATGGCACTCAAATAGTTGCAGAAAAATATATTGTTATCGGTCAAGAAGAGATGTATGTCAAATCTGTTAATGGTAATAAGTTAACAGTTAGAAGGGGACAAGATACTACAATTGCAACTGCACATTTGAATGGTGCAGAAATCAAAGGCATAGATTACACAGATACAACCACCTCTATTGGAACCATAGGTGTTGATAGTGCGTTGGTAGAGGAAGGAGATGACTTTGGATTTAGTGGTACTTACTCATGAAGACTCAAGGATTAGATGATGCTTTTAATGTAGAATCAAGTATTGTTTCTGCAGATAAAAATGATGTCGTTAAAAAACCAGATAGACTTACTAAAGATGATATTCAAAAAGATTATGAATATACTCGTGGTAATCTTTATAGTATAATAGAAAAAGGTCAAGAGGCAATCAATGGTATTCTTGAACTTGCTCAAGAAAGTG